TCAAGCTGTAGCATCATCTAGAGTAGCGGTTTCTTCGCCATGCGTGAAAGTCGATGACTCTCCCTTTTTATTCGCTTCATTGTAACTTTGAAGCCTATAATTTACGTAATTTTTAATTTCCTTCAGCTCAGATGGAGGTAACTCTTTTAAAAGTTCCACTATTTCTTTTATATATATATTATCTACTGCTCCTAATTCTTTGATAGCTTTTATTTCTTTGTAAAGATCGGGAAAATCATTTTTTATAGCAAATACGCCATATGTTTGGTCTGGGGTATTTTTATTCATATTTACATTTGACTCTTCTTTAATTAGAGTAACAAAAGTTTCCCATATTTGCTTTAATAAAGTTTTCCTTTGGGGATTAAATATATTTGAAGGATCAGCTGGCTTACCATCTATTGTATAGTTTTCTATAAAATATTCTGCACTACCCTCTTTAGCCTTATTAAACGTATCTTCTTTTCCGATTAAAAGCCAATCCGTTGACACTCTAAAAAAATTTGAAAGTGCTATAATTGCAGTCGCTGTAGGGCTCAATGAATTGTTTTCTATTTTACTTATATTACTTCTTGAAATATTAGTTGCATTGGATAAATCTTGCTGCTTAATATTATGAAGTTTTCTAAGGTATTTCAATCTATCTCCAAGAGTGTTCAAATGAAATCTCCTTTCCTTTAAGTTCTTATAAGAACCAAAATATGTTCTTATAAGAAATATTTTAATATTTTTTCTCGTATAAGAACATAATACTATTGACAATGTTCTTATATGAACATATAATATAATTATCAAGTGAATTTCTACACCTTAAGTTTATCATAATTTCATAGGTGTAGTTAACCAAACATATGTATTGTGTCAAAAATAATTTGACATATAAAAAACTCTAATCTAATAATTCCCTCCATCGGAATTATCTATACATAGCATTCTCTTCAAGGACAAGTTCATTGTCGGTGGTGCTGCTGATAAAAATAAACAATCGTTTAATCCTAGAACCAGCCCATAGGGATATGAGACAGTAGGAGCCTGTATCAAAATTGGTTAGGGATTAGGATGGCAAAGGTGATGTTTTGAAAAGTTTAAACGATTTGCTAAAAGGAGAAATAATTGCATATTGTTACATGGTAATGCGAGGTAAGCCAGCAGCTATAATTCCAATAAAAACATCTCAAATTACTGCTGCTGCAAAGTATATTGAAGAAAGTTTTAATTTAAGAACCTATGCTAAATGCTTGACTGATGAATGGGCTACTTTATGGATATACAAAGATGAGTATTTAGTGGAAGTTATTAAGAGCTTACCTGAGAAGCCAAAGACAGTTTTTGATCATTGGGTTTTAGGTAAAGTCTTTGGCTACACAGATGAAGCGATTAAAGAATTTGTGACGGAGAACTACTATCTAAAGTCAGTACCGTCACAGCTAGGACATGGTGGCAAAGTATCAGAGTTGTCATCTAAGTGAACAGTTTGTCCACAATTTGTACAAGTATATGTACCTATACCTGGTTTTTCGCCAGTTGTTGGCATAGTGAAATCCCCCTTTCTGTGGTGTTTTAAAAGTGTTAACAACTATATTTTAACACTATAGGAAGGTAATTACAAAATACTGGTTATGTTTGGCGGTAAAAACAGTAAAAACCGTACTGGGTCTTATGAATTCCCCATGTGTCAGAGAATTGTTCTTTGAAAAGTAAATAAAGAAAGGTGGTAAGTCAGATGACACTTACTAAAGAAGCTTTGAGAAAAGAAGTTTTTTATACAATAAAGTCTTTTGGGGATAGTTATGGATTGGCCTATGACGAAGCCTTAGATATCTTCTATAATGTCATGAATGAAACAGCTGGAGGAGAAGACTCTATTAATACTGATAAATTTGTTTTGAAAAGTGAATTGTTAGAATATAAAAGACTTGCTTCAAAGCTTAGAGCAGAGCTAGAATCACGAATTATAAGATTGGAGAAAAAAGAGACTGAATCTTACTGCAAGATTGAAAGTGTGCCAAGACTGTATCTTGAAGTTGAAGACTGCAAATTTAAGATAGAAAAAATTTTAAAAAATCTTGAAAAATATAAATTATATGCAGAAGATTCAGCAATATTCTAGGAAGAAATATTAAAATAAGCTAATAAACTCTTTATAATGCTTGTGGCAATTTCAGGAACAGCTTTTTGACTTGTTTTGGCAATAATATTTGAGAAAAAATTTTTAAGTTTGTTATCGTCTAACTTCTTACTATTTATGTCGTTAATTAAATCGATTACTAAATCTTTGATTTCATTTTTTAAATTATCATCTAAATCAGATGCTTCAATTGCTTTGTCTATTTTATTAAAGCTATTATTTACACTCACATTATTACCTGTGATATTGTTGTTGCCATTTATATAAGTAATAGATGTTGCTGGAAAAGCTCTATTAAACTCAGAAGGATTCATAAACAATTTTTTTCCACGACTTGTTAGTCGTGCTGCTTTAAAATGTGAACCTAAAGCTTTGAGAAGTTTAATATAGCCTTCTTCTTCTAAAAAATCAATATTTACTTTCAATTGATTTTCTGGAATATTTAAATTTTCTAAGAAGTACTTAGGGCCAAATCCATATCGATTAAGCCCATGTTCATTGGCAAATTGGTTTAATAATTTCAAAATTTCTCTGCAAACTTGAACATCATCCACAAGCTCACCTCCTTTTTTAAGTGTTAGGAAAATACTCGCATCTATATTTTAACACTAGAGAAAGGAAAAGGTAAATATATTTATTGGAGGAATTGCATGGATAGAAGAAATGTCACTTATAAAGGGATCAGGTACAAAGGCAAGATGTATTGGAATGATTTACTAAAGACATATATAGGGGAGCAAGTTTATGTGATGACTTCCCAGGACAATAGCTTTATCAATGTATATGAAGGGAAAACATTTCTCTGCAAGGCCAAAGCCTTTAAGAAGCCAAAAGATAAAAAGGAGGACGATAAAACTATGCTTGGTTTTGGTAAAAAGCTAAAGGATTACAAAACAACTGAGCTTATCAAGGAGCTGCAATCCAGAAAGCATGTAACCATAGCAAAAATGAAAAAGGAACAGCAATTTAAATTTAGAGGAGACAATAAACATATAAAGGAATGGGGACCAGCTGTTGTATTAGTAATAAGAAATGCACAATAAAAAGCAATAAAAACTAAAGAAAACATATCACTTTTGTAACAATAAGGGGGCGACATCATGAAGTGCAAAAGAAAACTTACAAGCTTTGGTATCAAGGTTAAAAAAAGATTAATAGAGCTAAATATGACTCAAAAAGAGCTTGCTAATGACTTAGGAGTAAGTGAAAGCTATTTAGCAGATGTACTAAGAGGAGAAAAACAAGGACTTAAATATTTAGATGAAATAGGAAGCATACTTAAGCTTGAAACCAAAATAGAAAATCTTAAGGAGGTAGTATAATTGGGGAAAATGACTGGATTTAGCTTTGAAAGTCAAATTAGAGATATAGCTGACTATCTGAATAAAATAAGCTCACTGGACATGGATAAGGAAATGGAAATAAAGTTTTTGGCAAGCAAGGAAAGAGAGCTGGGAGAAACCTTTAAGCTAATAGAAGAAAAGGAAGAAAAGCTTCTTAAGGAAATAAGGAATACCCTCCTTGAAATGAGCAGTAAAATCAGTGCCATAAAGGATCTTAAAATGAAAATCATGCATGAAAGAGAAGAATGTGCAAAGAAATATACAAGTCTTACTGAGGGAAATTCAAGTGAAGCTGAGAAAACAGCATAAAACGAAAGAAGAATATATCCTAAGGGCAAATAAAAAGGGAGCACCCCAAAGCGACTCTCTAAAAGCCTTTTAGATATATTCTCTCCCCTCATTATATCATAAATTTCTAAGGAGGGATAGAGTGAAGCATTGGATATCAACACAAAACGCTGCTGAAATTTGCGGCGTAGACGAAAGCACAATTAGGAGGAGAATAAGCCTTGGAAGGATTGAAGTTAAAGAAGTAATAAATGAAAAAAACCTAAAGATATATTTAGTAGACCTCTCTTCCCTTCCACCCGAAGCCCAAATAAAATATTTTGAAAAAATAAGTGGGGCAAGGGAAATAGGATGCACAGAGGAAATCAATATAGATGCTGATTTGGCTTCATATAGAGAAAAGCATGGCGAAGAAGGGATGCATAAACTGCTTAAAAAATACGAGCTTGTGCAAAGAGCTTTAAGTATTGATGAAAATGTTACAAAGCTTAGAAAAAAGCTGGCAAAGGAAAATGAAATAGGCTTTAGAACCCTTTACAACTGGATAAAGGATTATGAAAAAAATGGTTTGGCTGGCCTTATGAAAAAGGAAAAAAGCAACAAAGGTAAAAGCATGAGCTTTTGTCTAGAAGCAGAAATGCTAATGAAATCCTATTACCTAACACCTATAAGAAGAACCAAGACAGCCTCCTATGAAAAAATGGTTAAGGAAGCTGAAAGGCTTGGAAGTGAAGCATGCGATAAATGTAGATTTAATCAAGGGTCAAAACTTAGAAAAAAACTTGAGGCCCAGGGCTATGTTATAGAAACTTGCAAGAAAGAAAATAAAAAGGGAATGAAGTATTCAAAATGTTCTAAGTCTGCAAGTAGAATTTTGAATTCCATACCTGAAGAAATAGTGGCCTATGCAAGACGTGGCAAAAAATATTGGGAAGCAAACTTTATGCATAAAGCTGATAGAAAAAAGCCAGAAATTGTAAACGAGTGTTGGTTTGGAGATCATTATAGATTCAACGCCTTTGCGGTTGATAAAGATGGCAATGTGGCTAGACCCTGGCTTACCGCTTGGTACGATATAGCCACAGGGTGCATGGTGGGGTGGTGCATCACGATGCAGCCAAATAGTAGAACCATAGCTGAAGCCTTTATATATGGCATACAAGAAAAAAAGGACTTTCCCTTTTGGGGAGTTCCAAAGGTAGTGTATACCGATAATGGTAAGGATTATAGATCCCATGCCTTCGAGGGCGGGAAAATAATAGAGAAAAAATATGCTAACGCTATAGAATATAACCTAGAAACAGAAGGATTATTAAAACAGCTAAAGGTTGGCAATATACACGCTAAAGCCTATCACGGCTGGGTGAAGCCCGTCGAAAGGTTCTTTGGCACTTTTTCTGACAAATATGTTAGAGAAATACCAGGGTGGTGCGGAACTGATCCTGAAGAAAGACCTGAAACCTTTGCAAAGGATTTAAAAAGGCTGATAAAGCATAATAAACTGTGGACTTTAGACGAGTTGAAGGAATGGTTTGTAAATATAGTCTTAAAAGAATATCATAATACACCCCATGGCGGCTATGGAGGAAAAACGCCAATGGAGCTTTATATGGAGAAGGAAAAAGCAAGATACGACAAACCTAGCTGGGCAGTCCTTGGTATATGCAAAATGGAAAGTGAAAAACGTAAGATATCTACTCAAGGTATAAGGTTTGATAACAAGATTTATTGGAATATTGAGCTAAAACATTTAATTGGTCAGTGGGTCAAAATAAAATTCAATAGAGAGAATAAAGACGTTATTATCGTAACCCATGAAGGAAAATATATCTGTGCAGCTTCAGTAAAGGAAAAGCTTAAAATGGTATTTGAAGATGAAGAAAAAGTATCTAACCATGTATCGAATCAAAGAAAACAAGAACGAGAAGTTAAAGAAAGAATTGCAGAGCTTACAGGTAAAAGTAAGCCTAAGCCTAAAAAATCAAGTGCTAATACCCTGACAGGAGAAATAGTTGAAGGCCTAAAGGGAAATATAACTGTGTTGGAATATGAGAAGGCTATGAAGGATTATGATAAAGAGCTAAAAGCCCTTAAAAAAGATGAAAATAAAGAAAACAAGAAAAACCCTGCAAAGAAAAGATTTATTAAAACCGGTGAATCGGTACTTAAACGTCCAAATGTTATATAGAAATTCGCAATTTAATTTGCAAAGGGAGGAAATTTTATGAATACAGTTTTAAAACTTCAACCAGAAAGTGACATTTTCAATGCAAACAAAGAAGAAATAATTGAACAGATAAAAAGAATCAAAGAAGTTGAAGGGATACCATTTTCGGAAATTGCAGAGCAAATAGGAGTAAGTAGGTCCTTAGTATCCCAATTTGTAAATCATGGAAAAACAAGCGATGAACTAGAAAAAAAGCTTAGAAGCTTTTTGACTGGATATTACAAGGCTAGCGAAGCTGTTGAATACAGCCAAGAAATACAGCTCTTCCCTACTACAGAATTCAAAGGAATACTCGGCTTTTGCGAAGATATGAGAATGAGAAGGAAAATGGGAGTGATAATTGGATATCCTGGTACTGGCAAGACAACAGCTGTTAAAGAGTATGTTGAGAGAACGCCAGGTGCTGTATATATAGAAGCCTTTTCAAGCATGAGGATGAAGGATCTTCTTGAAATAATGGCTGAAGAGTGTGGCATAGAGCTTAAACGAGGCTCAAATTATAAAAGGATTCAGCAGCTCATAAGGGCATTGAAGAATAAAAAGCTTATGTTCATAATTGATGAGGCAGAATATCTCAAAAAATGGGATGTAGACAAATTTGAAATACTTAGAAAAATATGGGATAACACTAAGGTGCCTATAATTTTATGTGGCACCCATGAGCTTGAAGACATATTAACAAGAGGAAATGGAAAAGACAATTTAGCCCAGCTTTACCGTAGAAAATACATGATGAAGCTTATAGGCATTAAAGAAAAAGAGGTCAGAAGTCTTTTAAAGCAATATAAAGTAACTAAAGAAGCCGAGAATCTGCTTGTTGCACTGGCTATTGATGTTAAACATGGAGGACTTGGAAACTTTATTGAAATACTAGAATTATGTCTTGAATCTGCTGAAGATGGAGAAATCACTAGGGATATAGTAAAAGATGCTAAAAATTATAAGCTTCTTTATTAAAGGGAGGAAATCTAAATGGCATATGATCTTGATAAAGGCTTATTTATAATAAACTCAAGTCTCAGCAAAGACAAAAGACTTGAGTTTAAAGATCCATTGGTTGAAGTGAACCTTGAAACAGGTGAAGGATACTGCAACATAAGAAAATATTGGGAAAGGGAAAACGTAGTTATAGAAAATGTGACCTTGAAAAACAAGAAGGAGGCGGTTTAATGGGCCTAACCGAAACATTGAATCTTGCCTTCAACTCCTTTGAAGCAGGCGTTGAAAGTAAGAGAGAAGCTATTGAAATAGTTCTTAATTTTATAAGTAAGAATTACGAGGTCAAGAAGGATCTTGACAAAATGAAGCTAGAAGAAGCTTATGAAAACTATACAAACTATGATATATACATACACTGCGAAAATGGACGTGCAATATTTCCAAGCATAGAAAATTAAATGAAGCTAAAGGGGGATGAGAAAATGGCAAGAGTAAGAATACCAGATGAACCAGTTCTTAAAAGCTGGGATGATGTAAATTTAAATCTCAAAGAAATAGCTGAATGTGAAATTGAGATTGAAAAGATCCAGGGTGAAATGAATCGAAGGATTTCAGATGTAAAGCTTGAAGCAGAAATGGATGCAAAACCCTACAAAGAGAGTATTAAAACCCTTGAAAAGCAGGTTAAGAATTTTGTTGAATCCAACAGAGCTGACCTAAAGGGTAAAACAAAGTTCCTGAATTTTGGCAAAACTGGATTTAGGAAAAGCACAAAGATTGTTTTAAGAAAGGTTGACAACATTATAAGAAATCTTAAAAGTTTTGGCATGGTAGATTGCATCAAGATCAAGGAAAGCGTAAACAAGGATGTGCTTAAGAAATATACTGATGCAGATATAGCGAAGATTGGAGCGAGCAAAAAGGTAGAAGATGTATTCTGGTACGAAGTTGACAAAGAAAAGCTCAAGGCGTAGGACGTGATAATATGGCAAGGACTAAAAAAAGTAGACCTCAGATTAGAAGTATCTGGGGTCTTGCTAAATCAAAGGAGCTAGGCTTGGATGATGAAACCCTTTACTCCATCATAATAAGAGAAACTGGTAAGGATAGCATGAGAGAGCTTACAACAAGACAACTTAACAGAGTTATAGCTGTGTTAATCAATATGAAGGAAAAAGCGAGAGCTAGACCAGGTATGGCCACAGACAAACAAATAAGAAAAATACGAGCCCTTGAAAAGCAGCTGGGCTGGAATGACAATCCTAAAAGACTGCTAGGATTTACAAGAAAATTTTATAAAGTCGAAAAGCTTCAGTGGCTTAAGTTTGATCAGGCCTCAAATCTTATAGAAGGCCTTAAAAAAGTTTTAGATAGACAAGGAGGCAAAGAATGAGAGTTACAAGGTGTGACAAAAGAAATTGCAAAAACAATAAAAATGGATTTTGCACTTTGGAAGTTGTTTATATAAGCGAAGATGGTGTTTGTAAGGATAAAAAACAAAGCTAGGAGGTTTTGTATGAAGGAATTAATCTGGGTAAGAAAAGGTAAAGATGCATATGTTAAAGTTTTTAGGACAGGTATTGGATATGCAATAGAAAGCTTTATAAGAAAAAGAAAGCCCCGAATAATTAGAACCGATTACAAAAATACAAGGAATTTTTCCAGCACTAGCAAATGGTCAAGTGATCTTATTTTGAAGCACGCCCTAGCCGAAGAATCAGGCGAAGTCAAAAGAATTGAAAGATATATTTGTCTACCTCTAAAAGATAATACTAATCCACGTGATGATTGGAAACTTGTTACATGCCCTATATGTGGTAAATCCTGTTGGGAAAGTGATATTGCAAGAAAAGTATTGAAAAACAAGAATGTGGCTGGCGTTTGTACGGTTTGTGCTTTAAAAACTACAACAGACTTAGGAGGATTAAGGTATAGCAATTAAAAAGCCTAAGAAAGAGGGTAGAAAAATGAGATGTGATAATCAAAAATGTAATTGGCATTTTGAAAATCAATGTGTATGCGAAAACGAGAATGTTGTGGTTGATGGAAGACCTAATTCCATGAATTGCAGTTACTTTTTAGATAAAAATTTCGAAATCAATTTTTGGTCAACCTACTATGACTGCAATATGCTTATAAATGCTGTGAAAGAGAAACTGAAACATCGAAGACACCAACAGCTTAAAAAAGCTAAACACTTATTAGAGAAGTTAAACAAAGAAATTTAACAAAATTAAGAAGGTGGATATATGGCAAAAAAGAAAAAGTATAAAAAAATGACTCAAAAAGAAAAAAATGAACGGGCTAAAATTCGCAAAAAACTAAGAGAAGAAGGAGCGATTCCTCCAACAAAGCCGAGACTCAACCGAAGCAAATTTGCCAAAGAAACTGTTGAAGAATTTCAAAAAGATTTCAAAGCCTACTCAGATATACCTCACTTGTTTGAAGCTATTAGCTGGATGCTACCGATGGTTGAATCTGAAGTAAAGCCAAAGGTATCACCTGAGCAGGTGGGTGTCTTGAAAGCTTTAAAATTGGCACTTGAAATAAAGAAATTCCACCAAGATTTAAAAGATAAAGGAGAAACCAAGTATAAACCTATGGACATGTATGAAAAGATAATTGCACCTATAATAAAACTATAGGAAGGAGATATAAAATGAAAATAGCTATTGATGTGGGACATGGAATAGACACTTACCCCCCAAGCAAAGGTATAGGAGATTTTGCAGAGTTTAGTTTTAACAATGAAGTAGGGAAACTCGCTAAGGAAATACTTGAGCATAATGGATTTGAGGTATACCTATCACAGCCCTTTGACTCAAAAGAAGTTCCTTTAAAAATAAGGAGCAGTAATATAAATAAAGAAAAATGTGATATCGGCTTCAGCATTCATGCAGATGCAGCCTCCGACGAAGATGTTGCTGGACATCATGCCTTTTACTGGCACACTTCACCAAAAGGAAAAGTTCTTGCATTGAAGTGGCTTAAATATGCCGATGAAACACTACCAAACAAAAGCAGAGGGATTCGGGCATGCATTCCTAGAACATGGACTGATTTCCATATAGTCAGAAGAACTAATTGCCCTTTTATCCTTATGGAACATGGGTATTTTACAAATAAGCATGAAAGGGAAAACCTATTAAAATCACTTGAGTTTCAAAAAAAGTGTGCCTTAGCGATAGGGAAAACTGCTTGTGAATACTTTGATATAGAATTTAAAAATCCCTGGACCGAACGTTGGGGAGAGATATATATAAATGAGCTTTCTCAAAAAAAAATCATCGACAGCAGTCATGATAGCAGCGAAGAAGTTACATGGGATGAAATGGCAGCGGTGATATGTAGAATTTTAGAAAGAATAGAAAGGCTTGAAAAATAAATCAATTTGATGTATTGTAAAGGTGGTGGGGTCATTGAATAAAAAACTAATAAACCAAATACAAATTAATGACCTTGGAGAGCCATATTCTAGCATTGTTGATGAAATTGGACTGGAAAATACAATAAAGCTTGCGAAGATTTTTGGAGGAAGTAGAATATATTTTCCAATAATTAAATCCCTGGTGCTAGATCGCAGAGATAAGGAAATAAGAGAAAAATTTAATGGGTATAATCAAAGAGAGTTAGCCAAGCAATACATGTTATCTGAAGAACGTATTAGGCAGATTTGCAAAGAAAAAATGAAACAAATTAGAAACAAGCCCCTTAAAGGCCAAATAAGTATGTTTGATTAAATAATTTGACAAATAGTTTTGGACGACTATTTTGAGAAAAACCAATAGAATCATAGTATAAGGAAGATTATTCCTTGTGCTATGATTTTTTTATTTTCCAAAATTAAGGGGTGAAAGGAATGTTAAGTGAAATGCAAGGAACTATAACAAATGTATTATTGAATGTGGTGTTAGGACTGGTTACTTTAGGGGGTGCCTATGCAACATTGTACATCCAAAGAGCAACAAAAAAAGTAAAAATAGAAACGCAAAGAATAGAAGAGGAAAAGCAAAGAGATATTCTTTGGACTGCCCTTGATAGACTTGAAGATGTGGCTTTTAAGACAGTAAATAAAATTGAAGAAGTCAGTGCAAAAAATCTAAGGCAGTTGGTAAAGGGAGGGAAAATCGACAAAGAAAAACTTGAAGACTTAGCTGTAGTTGCATATAACGAGATAATAGACATCCTTGAACCAGAATACTTAGATGCCTTAGAAAGTACACTTGGAGATGCAGAAACATATATATTGAATACTATTGAAGAAAAAGTAAAGAAAGTTAAAGATTTAAAAGAGGTACCCCATGACCTTTAATACCTTTTTACAAGGTGTAACTACAGCTGGTGTTGGGATAATAATATTTTTCCTAAAAAAAACCCTAACTGACTTAAACAAGAAAATAGAGAAAAACGAATCTAAAATTGAAAACATAGAAAATGATCTCATGGAAAGAGTTGACCTAATGAATAAGGAATTCAATAATTTAAAAAGTGATTTACCCTTCATTTACACAACAAGGGAGGATCATGCGGCAGCCATGAATGCAGTAGATAAAAAAATGACAGGTATAGATAGAAAATTAGACAAAATACTTGATTTCACAATCAGCAAAGGAGGGCAAAAAAATGATTGAACAGGAAAAGCAAATCGCTGACAAAAACAAAGCTATAAGAGGATATATAATTCGATCTTTAGTAAAGGGACATCACAATCGACTATTATGCAGACAACTTGTAAACCTAATGATGAGGGATGCTATTATAATTTCCCCTGACATATCCGGCTATTTAGATTACTTGCATGAGAAAAAGTATATTGAATATACCGATGAAAAAATCACATCCTATACAGCTTACATGAATGATGCAATGATAAAACTTACATCGAAAGGAGTAGACCTTGTAGAAGGAACTACTAATGATCCAGGGGTTGATATTTAGTGGCAAAGCAAAGAAAGCGAACTAGAATAAGATCTAAGATTGATGAGCTTCCTGAAAATCTAAAAGAAAAAGTAAATGAACAAATCTCCGATACAAGATACACATACCTTGAAATATCTCAATTCCTAAAGGAACAAGGTTATGACATATCAAAGTCAGCGGTTGGAAGGTACGCCCTTAGAACCAATAATGCAACAAAAAGACTTATTGAGGCCCAAGAGCAAGCGAAGGCTTTGGTAAATGTAGTTAAAAATAACCCTGATGTAGATTATACTGAAGCGACAATGCAAATGCTCATGGGTGGGCTTACAGAAAAACTTGCCACAGCCCAGGAAGAATTCGATGCAATGCCTTTAGATAAGGCGGGAAGGTTAATTGTGGCTCTTAGCAGGACAAAAGTTTACAAGGAAAAAGTCAAACAAGATATGAAACAAAGAATAGATTTAGCCTTTGAAAAATTAGAAGAAGATATATGGACAGTCATCAAAGGAGATGCACTGCTTGCTGGAGAGCTTAAAAAGCTTCTTGAAAAAGCTAAAGCTAGGATGATAAGCGATGATTAATATTGATGATTATATAAGGAAACTAGATATTGAAGAGAATATAGAAGCTATTAATTTTGAAGAAGACCAAAGAAAGCTTTTTTTAGAATACACAGTGATTAATGATAGTTTTAGGGACTATAGACAAAAGCTTTTAAGGGCATATCAAAGAGGCGAACCCTTAGAAGGAAAAGATGGACTTAGAAAGAAACTAGGGGCAATAGACCTTGAATATTTTGGCAGAGCTTATTTAAGCCACTATTTTACAAGAACTTGCCCAAAGTTCCACAGAGAGCTAAATGACATATGGCTTACTGGAGTTTTGAAAAAAAATAATCCCCTATCTACCAAGTCCAAGAAAAAAATATCTAGGGCTAAAGGCTGTAAACATGGGATAGCAGCTCCAAGGGGTCATGCAAAATCAACCACATTTACATTTAAAAACTCAATACATGCCATACTTTACGAGTATAAGCATTACATTATAATACTTTCAGATTCAAGCGAGCAGGCCGAAGGATTTCTTGGGGATATAAAAATAGAACTTGAAGAAAACCCCCTTATCCTAGAAGACTTTGGCAATCTCAAGGGCAAGAAATGGACTGACAGTCATTTTAAAACAAAAACAAACATAAAAGTCGAAGCAATAGGATCTGGCAAAAAAATCAGAGGACGTAAAAATAGAAATTGGAGACCAGATTTAATTATTCTGGACGATATAGAAAATGATGAAAATGTAAATACACCAGAACAAAGAAGGAAACTGGCTAATTGGTATTACAAAGCAGTATCTAAAGCTGGAGATACTTATACAGATATAGTTTACATTGGAACCCTTCTCCACTACGACAGTTTACTAGCAAAGGTATTAGAAAACCCAGAATATGAATGTATAAAATACAAGGGTGTTTTATCCTTTGCTAAAAATCAAAGCCTTTGGGATGAATGGGAAAAAATCTATGTAAACCTAGAAAATCCCAACAGAAAAAAAGATGCTAAACAGTTCTTTAAAGCTAATAAAGAAGAAATGCTTGAGGGAGTTCAGGTACTCTGGGAAGAAAAACTTAGCTATTATGATCTTATGATCATGAAAATTTCAGAGGGTGAAGCAAGCTTTAATTCTGAAATTCAAAACGAACCTATTGATCCTGATAATAAAATATTCAATGATGAATGGTTTGATTACTATAACGAAGTCGAGATAGATTTTTCAGACAAAGATTTTATAATAGTTGGATGTATAGATCCATCCTTAGGCAAAAACAAAAGAAGTGATACTTCAGCTATTATAGCCATAGCCAAGAACATAAGAACTGGATACATGTATGTATTTGAAGCGAGTATAGAAAAAAGACATCCTGATGTAATCATAAGTGATGCTATAGAAAGTCAAAAAAGATATAAACGTGACTTTGGTAAAGGATATACCAAATTTGGAGTTGAAACAAATCAATTCCAACACTTTTTTAAGGATGTCCTTGCAAAGGAAAGTGCTAAATCGGGGGAATATTTCCCGATAGAAGAAATACAAAGTGTATCTAATAAAGATATGAGAATACGAAGCATACAACCATATATTAAAAACAAATATGTAAAATTCAATCCAAGACTTAAAACCCTTCTTAAACAACTTAAGGAGTATCCAATGGGAGCCAATGATGATGGCCCAGATGGCTTGGAAATGTGTATTAAGTTAGCTGAAAAAATATCTGGAATAACTAAAACTGATTATAAAACAGTTATTAAAAGAGCTTTAAGATTCAAAAAAGGTGCTTATTAGAGGTGCAAATATGATATTAGATCAATACGGAAAAAGAATAAGCTCTAAAAAACCAATACAAAGAGAAATAGCAGTGGCTGGAATTTACGATAAATACAGTGAATACCCTTCAGATGGTCTTACTCCAGTTAGATTAGCTCAAATATTTAAAGAAGCTGATACTGGTGATGTCTATAGACAAATGGAGCTATTTGAAGAAATTGAAGGTAAAGACTTGCATTTATTCTCACAGCTTCAGACAAGGAAAAACGCAGTAATTGGCATAGATTATGATATACTCCCCTTCTCTGATGATGAGAGAGACAAAAAGATTGCCGAATTCATTACAGATGCTATATCGAATATAGAGTCACTAGAGGATGTATTTATAGATCTGCTTGATGCAATAGGCAAAGGCTTTGCTGTTGGTGAAATAATGTGGAAACTTAAGAATAACAATGTATTGGTTGATGAGATAAAGTGGAGACATCAAAAAAAATTCTTCTGGGATGAACATGACGCAATGAAGGTCAGAACCGATAAAGAACCCAGCGGAATAAAGCTTCCTAAAAATAAATTTATAATTCATAGATATAAAGCCCGTTCTGGTCATCCGAGTAAGGCGGGAATTTTAAGAGTTGCAGCATGGATGTATCTATTTAAGAACTATGACATAAAGGATTGGGTTGCTTTTTGCGAAGTCTTTGGGATGCCCCTTAGACTAGGTAAATATAATTCTTCAACAACTGAAGAAGACAAAAACGCTCTGATGGAAGCTCTTATGATGCTTGGCAGTGATGCTGCTGGAATAATCCCAGATAGCACACTTATAGAATTTATCGAATCAAATAAAACAGCTTCTGCGGACATTTATGAAAGATTGGCTAAATTTTGTAATGCTGAAATGTCAAAGGCTATACTAGGGCAAACACTGACAAGTGAAGTTGGAAGTAGTGGCTCCTATGCTGCATCCAAAACCCACGGAGAGGTACGACAAGATCTTATAGAGGCTGACTGCAAGGCTTTAGCTCAAACCTTAAAAAGAGATTTAATAAAGCCTCTTTGTTTATTTAATTTTGGTACAGCAGAACGCTTACCCTATATTAAATTTCACTGCGAACCTCCAGAGGATCAAGAAAAAAATGCAAACACCTATGCGAAACTGATAAATGATATAGGGCTTCCAATATCCATAGAGCATATATATGAAAAATTTGGGATACCTAAGCCAGAGCCAGGACAGATAATAGCAAAGCCTAATAATAGTTTAGCTATGAAAGAAATTCCTGGTCAAATAATAGCTAATAAAACTAAGGTTAATAAAAATCCCATATCTGTAGAATATCAAAAAAAAATTGATGCCCTCGCAGATGGTGCCACTATAGAAAGCATCAAAATATTTAGGGAAATATTTAAGCCCCTAGAAAAGCTTATGGATGAATCTGATTCCCTTGAGGGCATGAAAAAGAAATTAGAAGATTTTAAAATTGTTGAGAAGCTATATAAGGAAATGGATAATCAAGAGCTCGAGGAGCTTCTTCACAGGGTAATGTTTGCAGCTGATATTCTTGGAAGGATGAGAGAGAATGCTGAACATCCAAAAGATAATTAATAAGCCCCTGAACTTTGAAGAAGCTATAGAATATTTTAAAGAGAAGATACCAGTAACTTCAGGGGAATTCTATTCGATAAAAGAAGATTATAAAACAAAAGCCTTTACTGTATCAGGTTATACATCCTTAGAAATTCTCAAAAAGTTTAAGGATGAATTAGTGAAAGCCCTTAAGGATGGAATAACTTCAGGGGAATTTAAAAACAGGATGAATGATTTTCTTGCTAGGAAGGGTTATGAGGGAATAACCCCCTATCAAGCAGATAATATCTTCAGAACAAATATTCAGACTGCATATAATGTTGGCCACTATAAGCAGATGACAAAGCCTGAAACTTTAAAGGCGAGGCCCTACTGGATATATGATGCGGTAAATGACAGAAGAAGCAGACCTACACATTTAGCAATGGATGGAAAAGTGTATCCCGCTGATCATGAAATATGGGACACATGGTATCCTCCAAATGGCTATAGATGCAGATGTAGTGTATCAACATTATCTAAAAGACAGGTTGAATTGAAAGGTCTTAAGATTGAAACTGAAATTCCAGTTATGGTAGAGCCTAAGGGTGGTGTTTTAAGAAACCTAATCCCCGATAAAGGTTTTGAGACTAATCCAGCAAAAACAGTTTTTGAGCCTGAACTTTCAAAATATCCTATGGCTTTAGAAAAGGCCTATAAAAAAAGAATGGATAAAAGCTTGTAACGGTTGAAAATACTAATAAATTTAAGCGTAACTTGATAGTATTTCCAAATAGAAATAGAAATATACATAAATCATCCGTTTAAAGGCCCTTATTTAAAGAAAAAGTTACCAAATAATAGTAATACACCTTTCCTATACTGGTAACGCAAAATAACGCAAGGTAACGGGGTTGTAACGCTATACAAAAATATAATTTACAGGTGATTATAGATGAAAATGAAAAACAGAGGTTTTTTCATAATAGCAAATAGTATAGATATAGATGGGATTCCTGAAAAAATCAAAATACTTCCATTGGGGCTAGTTAAGTCTAGAAAAGGGCCCTTTAAGGTTGATAAAGAAAGCTTTAAGTGTATGTACAACTATTTCAAGGATAGAAAGATTGATGTTGTAGTGGATTATGAGCATCAAACCCTTGAAGGAGTTCAAGCTCCTGCTGCTGGTTGGGTAAAGGATATAGAGTACACAGAAAAAGGTATTATGGCAAGGGTGAAGTGGACTGATAAGGCTAAAGGGTACCTTGCTAATAAGGAATATAGATATCTTTCTCCAGTGATTTTTAAGAGGAAAACCGATGATAGAGCCACGGTGCTACACTCTATTGCACTGACCAATACTCCGGCTATAGATGGCATGGAGCCTATTATAAATAGTTTAGATATTGATCTAGAAGGAGGAAATAAAGAAATGGAATTTTTAAAGAAATTAGCACAGCTATTAGGATTATCAGAAGATTCAACAGAAGAACAAATATTTGAAGCTATTAAAAAGCTTAGCGAAGCTTCAAATGAAAAGGAAGAAACAGAAACAATTGCAAGCAAGGAAGTCCTTGAAGCTTTAGATCTTAATGAAGGATCCACTCTTGATGATGTAAAAGGCAAAATCATTGCATTGAAAAATCCTGCTGGGTATGTTTCAGTTAGTGAGTTCAACAAGCTGAAGGAAAAGATTGAAAAAAATGAAAGTGATGAATTAGTAAAGATGGCTTTAAGCACAGGAAAGATCACACCGGCACAAAAAGAATGGGCTGAAGAAATAGCCCTTAAAGATCCTTCTGGATTCAAAAAGTTTATCGATACAGCCCCACAGGTAGTTCCCCTTGATGAAATTGGTGGAGGCGATGACGATAAAACAAAAATAAAAAGTAGTGCTGAAGAGATAAGTGTCAACAAAATGCTTGGAGTCAGCCAAGAGGACATTGAAAAGTATGGAAAGGATGATAAATAATGGCACTTGCAGCAGGAAGAAATACTCCAGAAAGACAAGTAAGCTGCTTGGTACTTCCAGTAAAGGCAGGAATCAGAATATTTGAAGGGTCACTTATAACCTTAGCCTCAGGATATGCTGTTCCAGGGTCAGAAAGCGTGGGACTCACAGCAGCAGGAAGGGCTGAAGAATATGTTGATAATACCGAAGGGCAAGATGGAGATGCCACTGTAAAAGTTAAAAGGGGCTGCTTTAGGTTTGAGAATGATCAAAATGATCCAGTTTTACAGTCTCATGTGCTTTCAAACTGCTATATTGTTGATGATGAGACAGTATCATCATCGGATGGATCTTCTTCAAGGTCTATAGCAGGAAAAGTAATTGCAGTTGATACCTATGGCGTATGGGTTGAAATAGAATAAATTTATAATTTAGGAGGAATGAAAAATGCTTGTTAATCAACAGGTTTTACAAAGTATATACACAAATTTCAGGGTGATTTATAACAAGGCTTTTGAAAATGCGAAGCCATTATATACAAAAATTGCCACTGTGATTCCATCTAGTACAGCCAAGGAAAGCTATAAATGGCTTGGAAAGGTTCCACGCATGAAGGAGTGGATAAGCGATAGAGTTATTCAAAATTTATCAGCCTACGATTATGAAATCAAGAACAAGGATTTTGAAGTAACTGTATCAGTAGATAGAAATGACATTGAAGATGACAGCATCGGAGTATACAGACCAATAATTCAAGAGATGGGTAATTCTGCTGCTATGCATCCTGATGAGCTGGTTTTTCCCTTATTAATAAATGGATTTACTAACAAATGTTACGATAAGAAAGCTTTTTTTGCTGATGATCATAAGGAAGGTAAAAGCGGTTCTCAAAGTAACAAAAGCACATATAAGCTTACTCTTGAAACCTATGGCGATGCCAGAGCTTCAATGATGAGTTTTAAGGACGACCGAGGGAAACCTTTAAAGGTAACTCCAAATCTTTTAGTGGTGCCACCACAGCTTGAGAGCCAAGCTAGAAGAATATTATATTCTGAGCAAATTGAAGGCACAACAAATATATATAAAGGATCAGCTGAGCTTTTAATTGCTCCTGAACTTTCAATCAATCCTACTGCTTGGTTCCTACTAGATGTATCAAGGCCAGTAAGGCCAACGATATTCCAGCAGAGAAAGAAGCCTAAATTTGTATCAATGACCAAAGAAAGTGACACCAATGTATTTATGAATAAAAAGTATATCTATGGAGCTGACTCCAGGGATAATGCTGGCTATGGATTGTGGCAGCTTGCCTTTGGTTCTACTGGTGAAGAAGACAAACCATTATAGGATGTGATTAAATGGGCTATTCTAGCATGGGTGAAGTACGAGAAATGATTAAGGATGATGCTGTTAATTCCATCATTGGAGATGAATATATTGAGGATGAAGCTCAGCGTGAAATAAAGATAAGTGAAATAATTAATGAAGCAATAAAGGATGCTGATGGGGAAATTGATGGATACCTTAATAAAAGGTACTCCACTCCCCTTCCCTCCCCTACTCCCAAAATAATAAACAAGTTTTCAAAGGATATAGCTGTTTACAATGTTTATTCAAGGATTGGAATTGATGAAGATGAAAGAGAAAACATACTGCTTATTAGATATAAAAGTGCTGTAAAATTCCTTGAAAATGTTGCCAAAGGATTAATTGACATTGGTATCCAAAGACCAGAAAAAAGAGCTGCAAGTGGCTTTAAAATTAATTCAAATAAAAGGCTCTTTTCAAGAAGTAGTATGAAAGGAATGTAAAATGCCAGGAATAAAACTTGAAGGAAATATTGATGGGCTTATAAATACGATTAAAAACTTAGAAGATTTTGATTACCAAGGACTAAATACTATTTTAGGAGAAGCCCTACTGTCTAGTACAAAGCAAAGATTTAAAGATGAAAAGGATCCAAAGGGAAAGAGATGGCAGCCCTCTATAAGGGCAAAGGAAGAAGGAGGCCAAACTCTTACAGATGAATCTGAGCTTAAAAATTCAATTAAAAGTAAAGCAACTCCTGAAGGTTTTGCTGTAGGTACAAACAAGATTTATGCTGGAACCCATCAATTAGGAGGCAAATTCACCATAAGGGCTAAAAACAAAAAAGGTCTTAGATTCAAAATAAATGGTAAATGGATAACTAAAAAGGAAGTCAATGTCAATATGCCTAAAAGAGAATTCCTTGGCATATCTAAAGAAGATATGGCAGAAATAAAGGCAACTTTAGAAGAGAAAGTAAGGGATCATATAGATGATTAGCAAATACAAGGATTACCTTGAAAAGAAACTTGTAAGTGCTGGCATTAAAAGAAAAGTCTATAGAAGTATGAAGGAGCTTAAAGCTTCAGGAGCTGTTCATATTGGAGCTGTTTTGTTTGAAGATGAGAAATTTCAAAAGGACGGGTCAAAAAAAATGTATACCTTAGAAAATGGAACTAAGGTTAAAAGAATCAAAAAACTTACCAGAAAAACACAAATGACAGTAATAATAGGAGACTACAGCGAAGAAAAATGCGAAGCAATATTTAGTGAATTTTTAAAGGGTATAGGTGCTGGAATTGATGATGGGAATGGAAACTATGTGGAAATAAATATTTTAAAAAGCTATTGGGTAGATGAAAAGGACAGCATACTAAAAAGCAAAATAGCTGTACAAATTCTCATCGAATTTATAGGTGGCGTTTATGTAGATGTACCATTTGTAAAGATTAATGAAATAGAAATAACCGGTACTGAAATTGGAACATAAAGGAAGTGATTCTGTGAAAGCTAAAACTAATTTGACTTCAATTGAAGAATTAAAGAAAAAGCATAAAATATCCCAGCCAGTTTATATAGGTCTTAAAATCTATAAAAAATGGGCCGATGGGAAAAAAGTAAGTGAAAAAGAGTTTCTTGATGCAGCTAAGAAATTTCTAGAATCTTCTATTGATAAAGGCGGTGAATAAAGATGTCATTGAATGATGTGAAGATTAAAATTGCCGATGGTGGCCTTGGAATATCATCTGCTGGCGGTGATGGCATACATGTCAAAATCGGTGTATCAAAGGCCGAAAAAAACAAGCTTATAGTAATAAATAGTTCAATGAAGGTTAATGAAATAAAGGATGTACTTGGCCACAGCCCCCTAGCAGACGCTGTAATGGATAGTATAGGGACTGGAGCATCTACCATTTATTGTATTCCTACACAAGGAACTGAGGCAGGAAGCATTGGCGATGTAATACATAGTGGTACAGGTGAGGCGACCTATACTGTATCTGGCACACCGAAAAACAGCTATGAAATAATTATTGAAGTCTTAAAAGATGGAGGTTTAAACGGAGCCACCTATAGATATTCAATTGATGGTGGAAACAGCTTCACTGGCGAAAAAACTATCCCTACAGATGGAGAAGTAACTATAGAAAACACTGGAATCAAAATAACCTTTACTGAAGCTGCTGATCCAGAAAACTCCTTTAAGATAGGAGATGTATACAGCTTCAAAACAACTGCTCCCAAAATGTCAAATCAAGAAGTTTTAGATGCTATATCTACTACTGAGGATGCAGTTTTTGAATTTGAATACATCCATATAGTTGGGGAATCAGATGCCCCTATGTGGGCGGCTGTGGCAACTCAAGCTGATATTTTATTTAGCACTTACTTTAAGCCAGTATTCATAATATGTGAGGCAAGAAATAAAAAAAAGGAAGAATCTATAAGCGAATACGTGGAAAGCCTTATTACTGCAAGGAATAGCGTAAATAACTATAGACTTCAAGTAGTTGCTGCAAGGGCTGAAATAGTTTCACTGGATGGGAAAATACGAAACAGCAATGGGGCTGGGGATGTTGCTGGATTATACTCAAAATCCAATGTCTCTCAATCCATTGGAGAGGTTTCAGAGTTTCCCTTAAATAATGTTATAAAGCTTTTACCAGAAGGAATAGAGCCTTATATATCTATTCTTGATCAAGCAAAATTCGTAACCTTTAGAAGATATATAGGTCTTGAGGGCTTTTACGTAACTAACGGAAGAATGTTTGCTCCCGATGGCTCTGATTATCAATATGCAGAAACTGTCAGAACTATAAATAAAGCTGTAAGGGAAATAAGAAAACAAGCCCTTTTTAACATCCAAATGCAGCTTGATCCTATAAATATAGAAGGAAGCATCAATCTACTTAAGGAATTTCTTCAAATTCCCCTTGAAAACATGACAGATGATAAAGAAATTGCATCTGGGGAAGTCATTATTCCAAAGGGGCAAAACGTACTAGGTACATCAAAACTCAAGGTGAAGGTAAAGGCAGTTCCCATGGCTATAATGAGGGAAATTGAAATTGAGTTTGGAATGGAAAACCCATTTAAATAGGAATGAGGTGGAAACATGAAGGTAAATGGAAAAAGATACGATTGGTCAGATGTAGATATACATCTGACAGGCTTAAACATAGAGCTTTTGGAAATAAGCTATGATGATGAACTTGAAAAGGAGCTGCAATATGGAAAAGGATCTAAGCCTAAGGGCTATGGAACTGGAAACTATAAGCCCACTGCCAAAATATCCTTATCCAGAGAAGAATTTAACATTCTTTTAGCATACTGCAACAAAAAGAAGATTTCTTTATATATGCTTGAAATACCTAAAATAGTAGTATCCTATGCTAACGATAACTACCCTACTCAAACCGATGTACTGCCCCAGGTATCAATAACAAAAACATCCAATAAAGCAGCCCAGGGAGATAAAAGTCTAAAGGTTGATTTGGATTTACTTGTATCCGGTGTAATAGTAAGAAATGGCGTTAAGGCTATATAAAAATTCGCAAATAAAATTGCAAAAGGAGGAAATTAAAATGGATAAAAATAGAATTGATGAATTAAAGGCTAAGCACGGAAAGATATACCTTATAACCACTACTGTAGTTGATGAAGATGGTGAAGATAAAGAAGTTGAATTCATATTCAAAAAGCCAAGTGTTCTAACCTACAACAGGTTTATCAAGGATGCTTCTAAAAAGCCTGCTCAAGCATTTAAGAATCTAGTAATATCAGGAATAATTGATGAAGATAGAGAAAGGTTAGAAAAAATCCTAGAGGAATTTCCAGCAGCAGCTTCATCTATTGCCAAGGAATATCTTAGACTGATGGGACTAAGTGATATCACAAATTTGAAGATATTATAGATCAGAAGATATGTGAAATAAAGGAAAACTTTATTTCCTATGGGGGTCTTCTGCTCTATAGATTCCTAGGCGTAAGAGAAATAAAAGATATGGATATAGATGAGTTTTTAAAAGGGGTTGCCAAGGCTAAATGTCTTCAGGAAATAGAAGAAAATATAATAGCAAACGCTATATCAGATGTATTCGGTGAAGAAGAATAAAAGAAACCGACTATTAATCAAATGTCGGTTTCTTGAATCGAATTATCTGTCCATAGAATATAGCAGCATATTTTATTTCTTTGAAGACAGAATTAGTTTTTCTGAAATCCTTTGATAGATTATGTTGTTCTTTATACATGCCAAGATAAAACCAATATGGAGTACAAAAAATTGCCATCAAGATAAAAAAAGGAACTATAACCCCGACGCAAATACATAATATTCCTAAAAGCAGATATAGAGTAAAGGTAAGCATATCTTTAACCTCCTATAAAAACTTATTATATTTTTAGTATACCCTATTTAGCAAAATTTAACAATAAGGTGGTGGGAAAATGGGTGGCCTAGATACTATTTTTAAGCTTTCAGTCTTTGTAAATATGATAGATAACCTTACCGGGCCATCAAGGCAAATTAACTCAGCGGTAGATTCAACAACAAAACGACTTGACAATTTAAGACGAAGCTATGCTGAGACAGCCCAGACCGGAGCTATAGTCAGTGCTGCCGGAGTCGGGATAACAAAGGGGGTCTTATCCCCCGTTGAAGCCACCTTTGAAACACAAAAAGCCCTTGGGGAGCTTTCATCTGTAGGAATTGAAAACATGGAAGCCCTTGAAAAGGCTGCTGTAGAATTTTCCAACACCTGGTCTGGAACCACAAAGGCTGAATTCATTAGCTCCGCCTATGATATCAAATCAGGAATTTCCTCCCTTGCAGATGAAGGAGTTGCTCAGTACACAAAGCTCTCAGGCCTTACAGCAAAGGCTACAAAGTCATCGGTTGATGAAATGACCTCCTTATTTGCCACTGGATACGGTGTGTATAAGGACTTTTATTCAAATATGAGCGATATAGAATTTGGAGAAATGTTTTCAGCGGGCATATCAAGATCAGTAAAGCAGTTTAAGACAACTGGATCACAAATGGCCCAGGCAATAGAAACCCTGGGGGCATCGGCGACCACTGCCAAGGTACCCCTAGAGGAGCAGCTTGCAATTATGGGGATGCTCCAAGCTACAATGTCGGGCAGTGAAGCTGGCACAAAGTACAATTCCTTTATAAAAAATGCTGCAAAGGCCGGCAAGGAATTAGGCCTTACCTTTGTGGATACAAATAATGAGCTTTTATCCCTTCCTGAAATATTAGAAACCTTAAAGGGCAAGTTTGGAGAAACCATGGATGCTGCTGAAAAGTTGGAGCTTCAAAAGGCCTTTGGAAGACAAGAAGCTGTGGCCCTTGTTGATCTCCTTTACAACAAAACTGGGGATCTTCAAAGAAATATTGTAGATATGCATAAATCAATGGGTAAGGGAACTGAAATAGCCGAGGAAATGGCGGGAGTTATGAACAAAGACCCTGGAAGCCAATATGAGCTTTTGAAGCAGCAGGCCCACAATCTTAAAGAAGAGATGGGCAAGTCCCTTATACCAACTGTCCTAAGCCTTATAAAAACTGGAAGTCAGCACATAGAAAATATAACCAAGTGGGTAAATAAAAACAAGGAACTTACCTCTATTATTATGAAGGTAGTTTTAGCTGTAGGTATATTGATTACCATATTCGGAGGAATGCTTGCAGTTTTCGGCATAGGAGGAATGGTAGTTACTACTGCGATTAAAAACATGGTAATATTTAAAGGCGTTATTGGTAAATTAGGCTCTAATACGTTAAAAGCCGCCAAAGGAGTAGGCAGCCTCACCCTGAGGGTTGCTAAAATGGGACTGGAAATGGTTAAGACTGCTGGTGTAGGGATTAAAAACTTTGCTCTAGGCATCTTCAACATGACTAAGCAGGCTGTAATAGCAGGAGCTAAGGCTCTTCCGGGTTTGATAGGAAGCGTGTGGTCTTTTACAACAGCCCTATTAGCAAACCCTATTACATGGATTGTGATTGGGGTTATCGCCCTTATTGCTGCTTTATATCTACTTTGGAAACATTTTGATAAGGTATCAAGCTTTGTTTCAGGAGTATTTAACGGAGCTTTAAATTTAATAGGAAATGCCTTTGGCTGGGTTAAAGAAAAGGTGGACAGTCTTCCTCAAGGGTTTGTTTTACTACTTTCAGCTATATTTCCAGTTATAGGTATTCCGGCTCTTATAATCAGGAATTGGGATAAGATAATTTCCTTCTTTAACAACCTTTTTAGCAACCTTACAAGCTTGTTTAGGGGGCTTCCAATAAAAATTAAAGAAGCTGTTCTTCAGAAGCTTAACATCTTTAAGGAGTCAGGAAAAAAGATAATGGAGACTTTAGGAAAAGGGATTACCGATGGAGTTATGGCTCCTATAAACGCTGTTAAGAAGGGGCTTGCAAAAATAAGAAATCTTCTCCCCTTTTCCGATGCAAAGGAGGGCCCCTTGTCTCAGCTTACTCTTAGTGGTAGAAAAATATTTCAGACTTTATCAGCGGGAATGGAAATTGAAGCTCCTATATTAAAAAGAACAACAGAGCTTGCCTTTGCAGGAATGATAAATCCAGCAATGCCCCAATTTGAAAAGGCTTCTTTTGGAAGGGATCGAAGGATTGAGAAGATTGATTTAAAGGAAATTATCAAGGAAAAGGATAGCCAAAGCAGAGAAAAAATTTATTACAAGGAAGATGATAAGAAAATAATTATAGAAAAGCTTGAACTGAAGGTGGAAAATATCAAGGATATCGCCCAGTTGATGGATATTATCAAGGAGCTTGAGGATCAAGTTGAGTCTGATACAGATGATGATGGAGATGATATTTAATGATTATAGTAGATACTGATATTGTTAAGGTTGGAGGTGTAATCCTCCCTGGAATCTTTCAAAAGCTAGAAATAGATTCAGATGTAAAGGTTGATGAGGTTGATGTTAAGGGAAAGTCAGTCAAGCCAAAGCAGGCCACGGGCTATGAGGATGCAAAAATAAAGCTTGTCATAGGACTTAGACCTAATAACCAGGAGGATGAGTTTGAGCAGCTTTCAAGGATTCAAAACATTTTTAAAAGACCTGGACAAGAAAAACCGAAGGTCTATGAAATATTCAACAAGCATTTGAATACTAGAGGCATTACCAGGGTTATCTTCAAAAAGCTTACCTCAAGGGAAGATAATAATAGCAATATCATAAAGGTTGTATGCGAGTTTTGGGAATACATTCCTATTACTATAAGATCAACAAAAACATCTTCAGTATCAAATAATAATGAGTCTAGTATTAGCCCTAAATTAAATCTTATTAATGAGTACGAAACCTATTTAGAGGAAAGAAACAGCCCAATAGATAAAAGCAAAGCAACAGCAGCTATAGATGATGATATTGTTTGGAGGCCTTACTATGTTAAATGAAGAGTTCTTTTACCCCACTGTAAGTGTTAAGATAGGTTCATACTTTTTTGATACTGGTGTAACTTTTGATGTCTTTTCATCAAAGGAGAAGCATTTTGACTGGGCGAAGGTAAGGTTTACGAAAGAATTTGTTGATAAAGTAAGTTTTAACAAAATGGATGATGTGAAAATTTATTTAGGATATTCCGGAAATAATGAAGCTATATTTGATGGTTATGTGAAAAGAACTGTAAATACTGGGATGACATTAGATAACGAAATTGTGGCAAAGGATGAAATGATAAAGCTTGAGGAGACACGAATTACAGAAACTTTTCTAAATGTATCCCCTCAAGAAATAATACAATATGGCCTAGATAAGGCTGGAATAAAAAACTATAAAATAAAATCTCAAACCTTTGTAAAAAAGCCTACGCTTGTAGTTGCACGAAAAAATATTGTTGAACTGATGGGTGAAGTAAATAGAATATGGGGAATAAATGAAAGATTCTTCTTTTTAGATAAAATATTTTACTGGGGAGAAATTCCAGATCAAGATGAAATTTACGAGTTTATATATGGCGAAAACATTATTAATATGACTTTCAAAAATGGATTTTGGGTTTTTGAAACGATATCAGCTCCTTTTGTAAGGCATTCTCACAAAATTAATGTAACCCACCCAAGTATATCGGGGATTTTTGAAGTCTATAGAGTGCATTATTCTGTTAACGAAAAAGGCTTTCCAAGGACTGAGATTTATTTCATATAGAGCATGGAGGAAAAATGGATCTATACAATTTAATCGTTAGAACAATTAGAAAGTTTTTAAAGGAGAAACATCCTGACCTTTATTCTATCCATTATCCAGTAAAAGCAGTTGTCACAAAATCTTATGAAGTTTTTGTTGATATAAGGCTCCTTGATAAGTATGGAAAGGCTAATGATGAGTACCCTGAAATACCAAAAGTAAAAGTGAGAAATAGTTACATGGTTGGGGATGTGGTAAGAGTCGGATTTTATTACAATGATTTAGGTATGCCTTATGTAGATGGAAAGGTTGATTGACTGTGAGTACAATTGAAGAATTAATTGGGTCTGACATCTTAATTGATGATCAAGGGAATTTTGTTAGGGCTCCTGATGGTGATGCTGAAATTGTAACTGAATATGATTGCCTAATTCAGGAAATTAGAAATGAAATGAATACACAGCCTGGCGATCTTTTCTATGACAAAGAATATGGTTATGGGCTTTTAGAATTTATACAAAAACAAAACAATGAAATAAATAGACTGGAATTTACCCAAAGAATAAAAACTAAGCTTTCAAGGAATGAATTTATAAGTCCTGACTCTATAAAAGTAAATATTTCTAATTGGGATTTAAAAGCAATTACAACAAGTGTAAAATTTAGGATTTTGGATAAAGAAATTGAGTTAGCACTCACTGTGGCAGATAGAGTTAATGTTGAGGTGGTGAACGTGTAATGGATGAAAAGGATCTTAATTCAATTCTTCCTATACCTAACCTAGATGAAATGAGCAATCAAGTAGAAAAAGAGCTTGATGCCAATGATTTTAAGATTAAGAATTTTAGAGCTGGCAAGATATTTAAAGCATTGGAAATGATATTTCTTAAGTCGGTAAATGAACTCTACAAGTTGCTGTTACAAGTAGTATCTATGGTTTTTTTACCAGATGCTAAAGGCGTTTGGCTGGATTTAAAGGCAAGGGAATTTGGGAAGGAAAGAAAACAAGCAATCAAAACTGAGGGAAGCATAACAGTAGGCAGAAACACAAGTGATGGGATGTCTAAACAGATTCCTAAAGGAACTATATTTAAAACTGATGTCTACCAAAATGATAAAATTCTACGGTTTATATCGACGAAAACTGTAGTTATGCAAGCGGATGATCTAAAGGCATATATTCCTGTTAAAGCTGAATTCCCTGGGTCTATATATAACGTGTCTTCTGGTATGATAAAATATTCGGTTCAGCATATTCCAGGCATTGATTATATAACCAATGAAATCAATTGGCTAATCAAGGAAGGAACTGATGAAGAGAGTGATGATTCCTTAAGGAAAAGATGTGAAAACACTTGGGCTGAACTTGCTGCCTTTCCTATTGGAGACACCTATAGGTCTTATGTAAATAATGTTAATGGGGTACTTACTGTATTTGTTGATGACCAGCATCCAAGGGGACAAGGAACCATCGATATAATTGTTACTGGAGTTGCAGGCCTTCCCACTGAAGCACTTCTTCAATCAGTTAGAGAAAAGATTGAAGAGATTAAAGGACCATATGATGATGTCTTGGTTTATGGGCCTGAAGCGATTTATCAGGATATTGATGTAACTGTTTATATAGATGATATATATGGAGATGAAACACAAATAAAATTAGAAGCAGAAAATATTATAAAAAGTTTATTTACCATAAATGATGAGAATTCAGGAAACAAACTATATAGAGCTAAGATAAGCCATAAACTTATGAGTATAGAAAATGTAATTAATGTGATAGTTAATAATCCCTTGGAGGACGTATCTTTGGAGATTAAAAATCTTATTATACTAAGGGATGTTACGGTAAATGTGGTCAAGGAGAGTAGTTAATCATGAAGTTTACTGAATATTTATGGTATCTAGCTCACAGACCATTAAAATTATCAGAACCTAGTGAAAGTGATGCATATAAACTATTTAAAGTATTAGGGAATGTTTTAGACCAAGTAAAAGAAAAAATATTTCTAATAAGAAGACAGGCTCTTATTTACACCGCTTCTGGAAAGGCTCTTGATAAACATGGAGAAGGAAGAAAATTAAAAAGGTTTGCAGGGGAAACCGATGAGAGTTACAAAAAAAGGCTATTGGCAAAATGGGAAATAGCTATTATGGCAGGAAGCAAGAAAGCTATTTTACTAACTTTAAAAGCTCTTGGTTATGAACAATCCTATATAGAACCCTTTTACGTACACGATCCTGAAAGATGGGCTGAGTTTATTATTTATCTTGGAAGCGTTAAGGCTAGCGATATAGATGATATCGGTGTCATAAATAAAGAAATTATGAAGGTTAAATCCGCAAGTAGTTTACCATCCTACGGGATAGAAGAAAGTTCAAATATAAGAATTGGATCAAGCTTCCGGTCTGGATATTCAAGATTACCTTTATGCAATACAATATCATGCGGAATGTGGCCACAACCTAACAATCAAGGTAAAGCGTTTAATAGCATGTTAAATGTAGAATCCTTTAGCAAGAATGTTCAAGTAAAATATCCAAAAGCAGGCTTTACAAATGCTTCTAATGAAAAGTATATAAAGGAAATATATGCTCAATATTGTGATTTTAAATCAGGGTTTAAAACTTTTGAAAACTTACAAACAAGAATAATTGAATATATAAGGTGTAATCAAATTTTGTCAGGGGTTTATCCAGATAAACAAACCATTGCTAAAATATTTGAAAGCTATCTAGAAATAGATAATTACAATAAAGATGGTTTGAGCGAATACCCCTTATGCGGTATAGCGAGATGTGAAGGAAGTGATTTTAATGAAGACGTTGACTAATATAGGTATCAGGAAGCAGGCCCAAAGATTTATAAATTCTCTATCTCATGCTACCTATGAGTTGAATGGAGATGAAAAACAAATTGATATTTTCAAATCATCTATAGATGATAATACTGTCAAGATATATGTGTATCTTGATGATTCTGTAGAAGGTGAAATTGATAATATAAAACTTATTGATATAGATGGCGATGCTATAGCTCATGCATCTAGAGTTTTTATTAAGCCTTCCCAAAAAGGCTTATATACTGTTTTTAAGTATAGGTTTGTAGAAGTGGAGGGATAGAAGATGGATAGGTATGATAAAAATTATTGGAAAGATCATATTGTTGATATTGATACAGAAGAAGTAATTCAAGAAGGCACTCCAATAAGTGCTAGAAGGATGAATCACATTGAGGATGGTATATACAATGTAACAGATGAAACAATTAATAATTCTAACAACATAACAAGTCTTGCTGTAGAGGTTGCAATTTTAAAAAATGCTTCGCTGAATAATTTAACAAATAATGTATTCTTTGAAAACTTTGATAATCTGGATAGCGTAGAGATTGAAAATGGAATATATGACCCAGTTGAAAAAAAGATTTATGTATAAAGTTGCTTGCAGCAAGAGTGAGCTAAGCTGTATTATATCAAACTTATTTCAGGAGCTGCTTCCTATATGTGATAATTGCAAGAATGATACTATCAGGATAAAGGGTATAGTGGCTGGGACTGATAAAGTGGCATCTATTGAAATAACTGACTATGGATGCAACTACTATGGCGATATTGCAGCTATAGAAAACATTAGAGAAAAAAGGTGTTTACAATCATGCAGCCTTTAATATTACAGAAAAAAGCTGAGGTCTTTTTAAATTCTATCTATCCAGTATTACAAAGGTTTCCAAAGGCTGAAAAGTTTTGTTTATGTCAAGAGATAAAGCAAGCTTGTTACAGAGTTATACGAAATGTTATGATGGCAAATGCTTTAAAGAAATATAGACTTAAATATTTACATGAAGTGGATGCAGACCTTAAGCTGCTTCTTGTATTATTCGGTATAGCCAGAGAACAAAAGTATATCAGCAAAAAGAAAGCTATGGAGCTACAAGATAAAATATCAGAGCTTGGAAGAATTACTGGCGGCTTAATGAAGAAAGCTTAATATATGCAGGGTTGGCTCTGTTTGACGTCCTATCGTGCTATTCGTGGCAACAATTCGGCTCGGAGGTGGAACTACAATACTGCGTCGAATCGTAACGATGACATCGGCTGGCGTCCCGCCCTGTAAATACCGTTTGACTGGTGCGTTTACGGATTCACCAGCATGACCCTAGAATTTCAGGGGAGAGCCAATCCTTCACCTTCAGGTGTAAACACATGAACAAGTCATTTTTGCCAAGCCTAGAAAGAGGATGCCATAATGACGAAGTTATTTAATAAAGTAATTGATTATAAAAACCTTGAAGTTAGCTATAAGAACACCAAGAAAGGTTGTCGCAAATTTAGAAAAGATACTATTCTCTTTGATATGTGCAGAGAAAGAAACTTAGTCAGGCTCTGGCGAGAGCTGAAACACAAGAGGTATGAAATGGGCTCATACATTAGATTTAAAGTATATGAGCCAAAAGAAAGAATGGTGAGTGCCCCAAGAATCAAAGATAAGATAGTCCAATTTGCAGTCCATAACATACTTCAAGAGGTTTACATGCCAGTATTTATTAATACGTCATATGCATGTTTAGAAGGAAGAGGAACTCATAAGGCTGTTGAAAATGTGCAGCACAACATGAGGCTTTGCAAGTGGAAATATGGAGATGGATGGGTTCTTAAAATGGATGTCAGAAAGTTCTTTTATTCAATCAATAGAGATATCCTGAAAAATATCTTGAGGAAGAAAATCAAAGATACTGATATGCTTTGGCTCTTGGATAAAATCATAGATTCTTCTCCAGAAGGAGAAAAAGGCATTCCGCTTGGGAATGTTACGAGTCAGGATTTTGCTAACATTTACCTCAATGAGGTAGACCAGTTCGCAAAGCGATACTTGGGAATCAAGTGGTATACGAGATATATGGATGACATTATCATTGTTACAAAAACAAAACATGAAGCTCAGGAGTATCTTGGAAAGATTAAGTGGTTCCTGAAGGAAAAGCTTGACCTTGAAACTAATAGAAAGACTAAAATTTTTCCTATAAGTCAAGGTGTAAATGCGTATGGTTACAAGATATGGACTACTCACAAGCTTCTTAGAAATCAGTCTAAAAGAGCTATGAAAAGAAGAATCAAGGCAATGGATAAAAAGCTGAGAAATGGAAAAATGACTGAAAAGGAAGTTGTTCAAGCTGTTAATAGTTGGCTTGGACACGCAAGACATTCAAATAGCTTTAATCTTTGTAAAAAGATATTTAAGAAATATCCTTATGTAAAAATTGAAAAGGAAGGTGAATACTTTGGCAGAATATTTAGGAGTTGTTGAACTGGGAGCTCTTTATAAAAATGGCATAGCTCAAAACAGACCCTCTAAACCATGGAGAATAAGCAGTGAGCCAGTCAGCGGTATTGGCGTTGGCGACATCTCCGATTTTGAGTCATTAATTGATATGTCAAAATGGACTTTAGGAGATACTCCCTCTGACTCTGCTAAAAAACTGAAGTGGGTTAAAATTAAGGACGGAGACAAAACTCTCCTTATTTGTGACAGGGTAATTCTTGTGAATGTTTCATGGAATGACCTCAATAGTGAGAACTATATTACTGGGAAAACAATAACTATAGATGGACAGCAGTGCAAAGTAAGGCTTTTGACTGGTGGAAGCAACAAAAGGAATGATAATTATTATGCAGGAGGAACACCAATAGATAACGAATGGGATAGATTTATTACTAGGGAAGAATCAATTTCAGGGCTTCCCTCTCCTACTTCTAGCGATTTAGATACTACAAGAGATATGACGGATAAAAATAGTACGCATAATCAATTTTGGAATTGGATGGGAGTATATACTTGGTGTCAAGAGGTTTATTCTTCCAACACGTCCTATCGTGCTATTCGTGGCGGCAGTTCGGCTCGGTGGTGGTTCTACGGTACTGCGTCGGGTCGTACCGGTGACCTCGGCTGGCGTCCCGTCCTTGAAATTCTGAACTCTGCCCCTCTGCTTTCTGGCTCAGACACCAACTTTGGGGATAAAAATTCAGACTTTCAAATAACGTACCAAGTCAATGACACTGATTCTGAGGATGTATTGACGATTAGGGAAAAACTTGACGGAGTTGAACAAAAAGTTATTAGTCCAGCACAAAGAAATTTCCAGTATACCATTGATGTTGATATTGATTCGTTGAGCCTTGGAACTCACACTGTATCAATTGAGGTATCAGATGGAAAAGGAGCTTCAGCAACAAGGACTTACACTTTCAAAAGAACAAATGCAGCTCCAACTATAAGCGGTCAAGACCAAAATCTTGGTGACAAAAATATTGGTTTTCAAGTTGTTTATCAAGTAACAGACAGTGATAATGACTCAATTACAGTTAAAGAAAAGCTTAATGGTGATATCATAAGAATTTTAAGTAACGCTCCAAAGGGTCAGGATATAACAATAGATATAGACAATGACACTTTATATGCTTTGCCTCTTCTATCCTCTAATACAGTTACAATTGAGGCTGATGATGGCAATGGAGGGGTATCTTATAGGACTTACACCTTCAGAAGAACAAACACAGCACCCTTAATTTCTGGAACAGATGAAGAACTTGGAGAGATAGCGGCTCCTATGACAAGGGATTATATCGTGACTGATGCTGAAGGTGATACCGTAGTAATCACAGAAAAAATAGACGATATAGTAATCAAGAGCTTTGTGGCTACTTTAGGGGCTTCAAACACTGTTACAATACCAAAAGAAGAATGGCTAAAGCTTACAAATGGCTCCCATACACTTAAAGTTGAAGCTACTGACTCCAATGGTTCTACTTCTATAAGAAACTTCAATTTTATGAAAAGCGAAACAAAGATAAAACTTGCTCTTAAAGAACCTTTTGAGACAGACGCTAAAGCGAGTAAAATACTTGTTACGCCTTCATGGAATATCGAAGGTGCTACAGCAACAGTTGAAGCTTGTAATAATGGTTTTGATGAAATCCCCACATGGGAAGATATAACTTCTCAAGTGGCACAAAATAGACATTTTAACTTTACTAACGAAGTAAAAACTGCCGAAAAATGGGGAGTCAATATCAAAATCACTATTGATAAAAATCCAGATAATGAAAATGAGGTTTCAATTAGAGGATTTGGAGGTGCTTTTGAGTAATGAAAATGATAAATAGAAAATCTATTATGGAAATAAGGCAAGAAGAAGAAGAAAAACAAATACAAATGCTTTCAGAGTTGTACGAAGGAATGGCTGATTTGTTCGAGAGAGTTCTAGTTCTTGAGGAGAAAGTTGCAACTTTAGAATCTAAATAAAGGAGGGAATAAAGATGATTAAACAATATATGGTAAAAATTTACAGTTTTCTCATTAAAGCTGGGAAAAGAGAAATTGAGGGTATTCCTGAAAGTTATCAAATACCAGTGGCTGAACACCTTGCACATCAAGAAGAAAACCAGTAA